CTATGGTGAACCTGTTTTGCAAAACATGATTAAGCATTTAAAAGTTATGGTAGCTGATATTAAAATCTTTAGAGATTCATTTGTTATCTCCGAAGGACAAGAACAAGAGGAAGTAGTTAATGAAGAAAAACCAGAATAATTACTTCAATCAAACACATGAAGATGCAATAGTTAGATATGCTATTTCAACTGATCAAAGAGAAAGAACAGAATTATATATTAAGTTTATAGAACCTGCTTTTAATGAAATGGTTGATAAAATAGTATTTACATATAAGTTTACAACTCTCCCAAACATAGAAGAACTTAGAGACGAATGCAAGATTTGGCTTACCACAATATTGGATAAGTTTGATCCTAAATCTGGCTCTAAGGCTTTTTCATATTTCTCAGTTATTACCAAAAATTGGTTTATTCACAAAGTTAAAAAAACAGCAGAGCAAGTAAAGCGGGAAGTTGGATTAGAAGATATAACAGACGCCAAAAGCCATGACGTTTTGATTATACAACCTGAATATTTTACAAACAGAGAACAACAAGAGTTTTGGAGAGAATTCTGGTATGAAATAAACAGTTGGGAACACGTTGAAATGAAACCCAACGAAAGAAGAGTTGTTGAAGCAATAAAGATACTTATGCAAGACCCAGATGGAATCGAGATATTTAATAAGAAGGCTATTTACCTTTACATAAGAGAAATCACAGGTCTTAATACTAAACAGATTGTAACAAATCTACAAAAAGTAAGAACAAGATATTTAGATTTTAAAGGTGATTGGGATAACGGAGCAATATAATGGCTAAAGATAATTCATACATTACCGTTCCTTCTATTGAATATGCCAACGTAGTTGAAAATTTAAATAAACCTTTAACAGAAGCTCAACAAAATGAAATTGCTATTAGAAAAATAGCACAATCATTAACTGATGATTTTACGATTTACAGTGAACAAGGTCTTGATGGAATTGGGTATACATTAAGACCTTATAATAGTGAAAGTTATTATAATGTAAATGGACAACAAGTAAAATATTATTTAGTAGTAACTATAACCCCCAGAAGACCAGAAATAACGCTTTATTTAACTCCAACTAGTGAACAATTCAATCTTTATTCTACTCCATTTCTAAGACTATATAATAACCCACCAGTTGTTGTAGATTCTACTCTCACACCAATAACACAAAGTAATACATCTTCTAATAATGAAACAGTTACTGTAGGTGGTTCTAGAAGACAAGATTATCAATATAAAAAACGAATATAATTACATTCAATTCTAATTAATGTTATGGATAAAGTAGATAAATACATAAAAAAAGTAATAACTAACATCGAAGAAGATCGTGAAGTAACAAACGAACTTCTAAAAGACGTTATGGGTTATATTGGTAAAGATGCTTCTAATCATGCTTCTGTTGGTCACGTTGCTGCTAAATATGTTGAATCTTTACAACGTTCAAATGAACAGTTAGTAAAGTTAGTAACACTTATGGCTAAAAAACAAGATAATCTTTATGGTGATTTAGATGATGATGATAAGCGAAATATATACGATAGCTTATCAAAGGAAGATTAATGGCAGAACAAAAACCACCTAATTTTCTATTAATACAGTCTAATCCGTTAAATACTGATGGTCCTGTTACTTTATTTGATCAATTAAAACCACCAACAACTTCTGATATATTACCTATGGTAGTAGCCAACTATGGTACACCAAATTATTTAAAAACTGATACTTTATTTGTTAGAGTAGTAAAAACATTTGATAAATCTCAACCAAGACCTGGAAGTGTACCAGACTTAGAAGCTAGAAACAATTTTGATACTGCAAAACCTATTCAGCACTGTATGGCTATAGCTAATGATGTATATGGTACATTTGCTCCATTACCGACAGAAGTTGGTAATGAAATAACAGATGTAAAAAATAAAAATATAATAAAACAATCTGTATATTGTTATGATAGTATTGGTTTATTAAAAAGCGGGTTAAAAGTAGGAGATAAAATACCAGTTCAATTTGTTACCCCAACAGAAGCTAAAATAGTAGGAGATGTTGTTTCAAACGAAATAGTTTCACAAGAAGGAGATAATACTGGTAATAATGGTGATGGTGACGGCACTACAGTTGGCGATTCCAAACAAAATACTTCCCCTACAGGAGATTTGCAGGGAGGAAATTCTGATAGTAGTGTTAATTGTAAAACTTCTAATTTATTAACAACTTATGTACCAAAACCGTTAGTATTTGAAAATCAAATATGTGGTAACGATAGACGAAATGGCTTAGACAATACAATTGTATATAAGACTGAGAAATGTAAGACAGGTGTACTACCAAATGGACAAACAGTTTCTTTACATTCTAAATTTTTTGATCAAGTAACTGGTTTAATAACAGACCTACAAAATGATCCAGAAGTTATAGCGTCTGGCTATAAAATTGTTATAAGCAGTGGTTATAGAACTTTAGATGGTCAAAAATATGCTAGAAGACTAAACTGTCCAGAGGCAGTAGCTAAAGGTGCGACAGAACAAGAATTATATTATGATAAATGGAAAGATTTGTTAGCAAAGTATAAATGTAAAGGACCAGAAGCAAGTCCAGCAGTAAGAACAACTTCTCATTTAACTGGTATGGCTGTTGATATTTTATTAGATTTTAATGGAAAATTTAGTCAAGCTGAGGAAGGCAAACCTTGTTTCAAATATGTAAGAGAAAATTGTTTAATTTATAAAAAAATAAATCAATATGCTGCAAAAAATAAATTAATTAATTATCGTAAAGAGCCTTGGCACTGGAGTACAGATGGACACTAATTGTAAAAGTAATGATGTTTCTGGTTTAGACAAAAATTCATCTAAAAAATTAAAGTCAGCAACACCAAAAACTTTGGCTGGACAGAGCGGGATTGGTAATGACCCAAAAAAAGAACCAGAAGTATCTTTCTTTAAAACTCAAAATGAATATGTTATTAAAAATCCTAATTCTGATTCCTATATAACGCTTGGCAAGGATAGACCAGCGGGTAAATATAGTGGATATGGTGGTTCTGGCGATACAAAATGCTCTAGTATAGATTTAGTTGTTGGCAGAATATCACCTGTAGCAGTAGAAGAAGCAGATAATGGACAGTTAATATATGCTGATAATAATCTAACTTTAGATGCAGCAAGAATTTATATATCACAAAAAACAGATATAGATGATAATTTTAAATTAGCTGATGGTTCTATAGGAAATTCCAAAGCTAAATCAGCCATAGGTTTAAAAGCAGATGGGATTAGAATAATAGCTAGAGAAGGTATAAAATTAGTCACTAAAACAGATGTTGCTAACGCTACTGGTACTGAAATTAATGAAAATAATGGAATAGAAATAATAGCTCTTAATGATACTAAAAACCTACAACCTATGTTGCTTGGTCAGAACACTGTTGATTGCTTAACTGAGTTAATAGATGAAGTTGATAGACTACAGAATAGAGTTGAATACTTTATTGAACAGCAACAAAAATATAATGATTTTATTTCGCAACACACACACAATAGTCCTTTTTTTGGTATAGGTACTTTACCAAGTCCAAATTTAATTATTGACAATATGTCATTAACATTAAATAAAGTTATAAACGTTACTGTTCCATATTATTTTCAAAAAATAAACTTTAATGGTATAAAAACAAAATATTTAAGTAATGGTGATAAAGCTATTAAAAGCAAATACAATAAGGTTAACTAATTAAAATAAATGACTACTCATTTTGTTAACTCGCAATCTTCAATCAATATATATAAAGATATTTCTTTAAATTCACAAGTCCTATTTGTATTACCACCATTAACTGAATTTTTATTGTTAGAAGAACACTTGGGTATAAATTGTTCATTTCACAAGATCAAATATCAAGAAATAGATTGTTATATTGAATCTAAATATGTTTCTAACTTACCAACGACCCCAGAATCAGCACCATTTGTTTGTATAAAAAATTTAAGTAATATTTCGTATGTAGAACCAAATTGGTATTCTTTAAGTGAGAATGAACCATATTTTAATTCAAATACTAAAGAATACTGCATAACAATAACAGCACCAATTTCAAAAATAGGTAATAGAGTAGAACTATACAAAAACGCTAAAACAAAAGCAATTCAAAAATTATTTGAATATTATAACAAAAACTCAACTGATGAATCTGTTTCCTTGTACAACTCTTATTATATTTTTGCAGAAGTTAAAGATGTTTATGTACCATTTAGACCATTAGCAAGAACAAAAATTTTAGTAGCAATAAAACAAAAATACTTTGATGCAATACAACAACTACCAGAACAAGATATAACAAATAATTTAACATCCATAGAAGATGCTAATTATATAATATCAATACCTTTTAATGAATTTGAATCTGAGTTAGATAAGCTATCTTCTGCTTTGAAATTATATGATTTTGATATCTTTATATCTAATAGTAAGGTTGGTTTTAGATTTGGTTCTGAAGCTAATGAGTTTTATGATACATCTGATAAGATTTTGAATGAACTTTCACTAAAAGAAAAAGCAGAAAAAATTATTGTTTTTCATGATTTAGTAATAAACCACTTAAAACAGAACTCAATACAAGTATCTAATGAAGATCTTTTAAATAAAACTAATATTGAATTTGTTATAAACGATAGATGTAATAAAATTTATAGTATTGCATTTAATAAAAACGGAACATGTAAAATTCCATCTTTAGGACTTAAAGACTTTCTAGAAAAAGATCCAATAAATGACGAAACAGTTGTTAATTTTATTAAAAATTATAAAACAATAAACTCATTAGATAAATGTAAAGTATCTTGGATTAATTTTGTTGAACGATTTGTTTATCCAAAAGTTTTAGTAAAAGAATTTAGTTTAAATGATTTAATTAAAAATTATCAAAAAGGTGATTATGAAGCATTTAAAGATTTTATTAAATTATTCAACTCTATTAACCAAGAAGATATTGGAAATCCAATTAAAACTATAAAAGAAATTAATGAACTTGAAGCAAAAATGGCTGTTCTTAAATCTACTACGGCATTTACTTTAGCTAGAGATAGCTTACTTTCTAGAACAGTATGCTCGGTTGATAATACATTTGACCCAAATGGGTTTGAACAATCATTAAAACAACTATATTTGCTTAATGATAATTCTAGTGATAATATAGAAGATAAAATTGAAAAGGCTGATAAAAAAGCAGAAGAATTTATATTAGTTAAAGTATATGAATTTTTAAATAAACTAGGTCTTTGTAAACTTGTTGATATTACGTTAGGTTGTTTAGCAAATAATGTTAATGATTTTGTAGATATTGATTTAGAAGCAACATTTACTATGGGAACAATTAAGTCTTTAAATACGGATGAATTACTAAACAAAGTAGTGCCAGCTTTACCAAAAGATCAACAACAAATATTCTATAATGCTTTATTGCTAAACAACTCTTATATAAACAGTAGAAGTTTGCTATATCAATTAAAATCTACTTTACCCGCAGAGCAATATATTTCACTTAATTTAGAAAGTGCAAGTTACGAAGATATAGCATCAGTAACAGCACAACTTATGTCCACAGGTACTTAAAATGTCTTCAGTATGTTACGAATTACCACAAGAATCTGAAAATGCACTTGCTATTCAATTAAGAGAAAAAATACTTAATAAAATAGAAAAAGCAAAATCTCAAGATGAATTAAAAGAAATAATTATCAATATTTTAGCGGAAAACGACGATCAATTAAATATTGAGCAAATCCAAGTTAACGGTGATATTTTAGGTGGTATAGAAAAATATCTAGCTTGTACAATTCAAGAAAATCAAGATAACTTGAATAATGTTCAAATTGAAGTAGGCGAAGTTCTTAAAAAAGCTATTGATTTGATTTGTAATCCTCCAAGTTTTCAAATTCCTTATCCATATCCTGTTATAGATATTAGCGCAGGTTTTGGTGAAAAAATATTAGTTGCCATACTAAGATTAGCTATTAAGATTATTTTATCAATACTTAAAAAACTTCTTTCTTTGTTAGTTGAAATTTGTGCTACAGGTCTTTCTGTTTTAAATGGATATGGTAGTGCTTCATTTGCAGACATTATAAAGCAATCTGTTGGCGATAATTTATCAACTAGTTTTATTAATGATGTATTTAAAGCTTTTGGTGTAAATGCTAACGGAAGCCCAGCAGAAATAGTTGTAAGCGATCCAGAATCTTGTACAGACACTCCAGTTGATCCAGAAACGATATCAAATCTAAAAACAACTATGCAATTTTTAGATGATTTGTCATTCATGTTAACACCAGTAGAAATATGTGGCTTGTTCAACAACAGAGGAACAGATCAAGCTTTTAAAGTTGTTGAAGAAATATTGAATTACGAGTACCCAGCATTAAAAGTCAGACTTAATAGTAGAGAAAAAATAGCTGGTTTATTTAAAACTTTAGGTGTAAAAAATGATCCATCTATTTGTGAATTAATTGAGAATAATGCCGAAACAGTTTTGGCAAGGCCAGATATTTGTTTTACTAGTGATACAAATCAACTAAGAGAAAAATTACTTAAAGATAAGGGTCTTACAAACGATGAAATAGCTGAGCAATTAAAGAAAGAGAGAGATAGAAACAAAGCAAACTTAGAAAAGATTGCCCAACTATCTTCTCAAATTAGGGATAATCCAAACAAAATATTAGGTGAACAACCACAAATATTTTGCAAACAAGGTAAACCTGGAATTGTTACCTTAGACCAGATGCCATCACTAAAGACTAGTATTAATTCTTCTTTGGATACTACCTTTAATATTTACGCATCAGCATTAGATAGAAATTTAAGTTCATTTCCAAGCACCGTAGTTTCAACCAGTAAAGTGGAAAATACAACTAACCCAGTAATACCAAAATTTATAACAATAAATACTATTGATAAAAATGGTAGACCTTTAACTATTGAAAACGGGCTAAATCCAGAATTTATTCAGAGAACAACTTCTGGTGAATTTGAACTTTCTACAACTGACGGAAACACAAATGAGACTGAGTTGCTAAACTACTATAATAGTAGTAATTTTCCTGGCTCTATTATAAGAAATGGTGATTCTATTAATATTCAAGCATTATTAAGTGAAACAAGTATTAGTAATTTAAATAATAAGAATGTTTATATTAAAAATTACAAAACAAACGAAAAACTATTAAAAGATGTTGTTGAATCTGTCTCCATAGAAAATATAGAGGATTATTTAAAAATAGACTTAGATAATCTTAGTATAAATTTTGAGTTACCATCTAAAATAGGCGAAGAAAAAGAAATGGTTTCAATTTACCCAATAGGTAGCACATCATGACCAGTATAGTGGAAAAAACAATAGGTGATAAGTTTTATGTTGTCAGAACAGACTCTTATTATCAACCAGTTACAGTATCAAACGATATTGAAGTTACACCAAGTATAAACCAACTTGATTCATTTAAAAAATTAGTACCAAAAGATTCCGATATAGTACCAGCGTCAGTAAAAGCATCTACTGGTTTTATTTTAGAAGACTTTTATAAAAATTTATACTTTCGTGTTTATAAAAACATAACAAAAATATTTTTTAATAGTAGCACAGATAGTATATTTAATAAGTCTAAAGAAGAATTGGGAATAGATTATAGTGGTTTAGATATACTGCGTAGTTTAGATATGTCTGGTATCGTAGACGTTCAACAATTAAAAGATGAAGTATTTAACACTTTTATGAACGATCCTTGCTTGGCTGTTGATGCAGAACCAGATCCAGAAATGCACCCATTAAGATTACAGATAGTTAAAGGAAATTATTATTTATCTTGTAGAACACATATACTTGATTTTCATCTTAGAAATTTATTAACTGTTTCTATTTTTGATAATAATCAATTTTATCAAAATGATACTTCATACATAAACTATATTTATGATACGTATATACAGAGATTGGCTTCAACATCAGTGGAGTATTTTACAAGTATTAAAGATTTACTATATAAAGAATTATTAAAAATTATTGATAGTGGTATAGAATTAATAAATCCAATCACTAACAAACCAATTCAAATAGTAGATAATAAAGAGCTTGATTCTTTAAGTTATTTACGATATTTGTTTGATAATCAATTTATTTTTATGATGAATGAATTTAATTCCTTTTTTTCTCAAGAAATAAAAATTAATAATAATACAATTAAATTATCTAACCTAGAGAAGATACAAAATTATTTTATAAATAATATTTTTCAAACCAAATCTGTAGTTGAATCACCAATAAATTCTATATCTTTATTATATAATTTTATTCCAAGTGGCTCTAAAACAAATGTTAGTTTATCTTTGATTATAAAATCTAATGTAACAACAGAATATTTATCATTAGTGCAAACATCTACGTTATTAGAAGGTTCATACAATAATGTAGATCAATTGCCACAAGAGTTAGATTCTATATTAAAACAATCTATAATTAATAGCACAGCTTTTAATTTATTATTTAATTATATATTTCCTCTTAATAAGATATTGAATTTTTCAAGTATAACACAGATTGTTTTATGTTCTAAAACAAATCAAAATGTAAATATAAACTTTAAACCAGCAATAAAAACATTAGAAACAATACATAATGCTGCTATCGGTGATGCTGAGAAAATAAATTGTCAAGTTTCTGACTTAAACTTTAGTCTTGGTTTTGATGTTGAAATACTTAAATTTATAGCTCAAGCACCTATTCAAATAATTAAAGGATTAGAAGAGACATTTGACCCAAATATTGTTATAGCATCTAAGCTTAAATTAGCAGCAGAATCACTAGGAGCACCAGACGTAAGTATTATACCTTACTCAGCACCTTTGTTGATTCCACCTCCATTTGGACCAGCAATTCCTTTAATACCTCCTTGGGGCTATATTTATTGGGGAATTAGTGCTGGTGAAGCAGCTCAAAGTTGGTCAAATGGGTTTAAAGTTGGTGGTATACCAGATTTCAGTGGTTCTTTCCAAAAGAAAAATCCTTTCAAACCTTTGTGTTAAAATAATAATAAAGCCCTATTTATTTTATGGCTTATTCCGCTGCGTTACCTTTAGTAAATGATCCAAACGATGGTTATGTTATGATCAAAACCATCGAAACACTTGCTAAACAAAATTTAAAGATGCTTTTGTATACAGAACCAAGTGAAAGAGTTTTTGACTCTAATTTTGGTGTTGGTATAAAAAGATTTTTATTTGAGCAAAATTTACAAATTACTTATGAAGATATAAAACAAAGAATTAACAATCAAGTAAGAACTTATCTTCCTTATATAACAATACAAAAAATTAATTTTTATAATAGTTTTGATGGTGAGCAAAAATCAGAAGAAACAAATAATTTAAAAATAGAAATATTCTTTTCTGTTGAAGGTTTAACTAACGTCAACAGAATACTTTTAGGTTAAAGGACTAATTACGTTAATGAACAAAAAGTCACCAGTCGTAAGATACACAGCGAGAGAATTTAACTCAATAAAAAATGAGTTAGTTGAATATTCAAAAAGATATTACCCAGAAACTTATAGTGACTTTAATAAAGCTTCATTTGGTTCTTTGGTTTTAGACACTGTTAGTTATGTTGGCGATGTTTTATCGTTTTATTTAGATTATCAATTTAATGAAAGTATGATAAATACAGCAGTTGAGTTTGATAATATATTAAAAATATCAAAACAACTTGGCTATAAATATTCACCAAAAAGCACCGCTTATGGTTTTGTTACTTTGTATGTATCAGTTCCAGCAGATAGTAGTGGTTTAGGACCAGATACAAATTATCTCCCAATACTTAAAAAAGGAAGTACCTTTGGTTCAAGTGGTGGACAATTATTTACGTTATTTCAAGATGTTGATTTTTCTCAATCAACAAATGAAATAGTTGTGGCACAGGTAGATAACACAACAGGTGTTCCAACTAGTTATGCTGTAAAAACCGTAGGTATAGTTCAGTCTGGTTTTTATACACAAAAACAAATTCAAATTGGCGAATATGAAAGATTTAAAAAAGTTGATTTAGATGATAATAACGTTTTAGAAATTATATCTGTTTTTGATACACAGGGTAATGAATATTTTGAAGTAGAAAATCTTTCTCAAGATGTAATCTATAGACAAATATCAAATAATAATTTTATTTCTGATGGTGTTGCATCTATATTAAAACCATTCCCAGTACCAAGAAGATTTACAGTTGACAGAACTAGAACAACAACAACTTTACAATTTGGATATGGTTCAGAAAACTCTGATACTAATGCAAGCTCAATAGAACCAGCAGAAAATGTAATTCAGTTACACTCTAGAAATTATTATACAGATATATCGTTTGACCCAACAAATTTAATAAAAACAGATAAATTTGGAATTGCACCATCAAATACCTTTTTAACAATAACTTATAGAAAGGCAAATCCAAATATTTCAAATGCTTCTGCTGGAACAGTTACGCAACCAAAAAGTCTCGTACTTAAATTTAATAATTTAGATGTTACCTCACAGTCACTTAGAAACGCTGTCCAAGGTAGTTTAGAAGTTAATAACGAAGAGCCACTAAACGGTGAAATTCGCTTAGATGAAGTAGAAGAAATAAGAAATAATGCTATAAATTTTTATGCTACTCAAAATAGAGCAGTTTCGTTATTAGATTATCAAGCAATTATATATGCTATGCCTTCTACTTTTGGTAAAATTAAAAAATGCTTTATTACACAAGATCAGAATTCTTTTAAAAGAAATATAAACATTTATGTTATTTCTATTGATAATTTGTCTAATTTAACAACTGCAAATTCTATTCTTAAATCAAATTTAAAAACTTGGATTTCAAGATATAAAATGATAAATGACACGATTGATATATTAGATGCCAGAATAGTTAACTTTGGAATAGATTTTAATATAACTGTTGATAGTGCTTACGATAGGACTGAGATCTTGAACAAAGCATTATTACAACTACAATTGTTGTTTACGAACACTAAAATGGAAATAGGAGAATCTATTTCTATAGCAAATATCTATAATACTTTAAATAAAATAAATGGAGTTATAGATACTACAAAAGTAACAGTAAATCAAAAATTTGGTGGTGTTTACTCCTCAAATGTTATTGATTTAAATAGTTTAGCTACTTTTGATGGAAAATATATAAATTGCCCAAAGAATGTTGTTTATGAAGTTAAATATCCATCTTTAGATATTAAAGGAACTGTATCATAATGGCTATAAAACGTTACTTACCTAATGCTGATACAACAATATCTAATGCTTTTAAATCCAATTTAGTTACAAGAGGTGTTAGTGGAAACATGGGGCAATCTGATATACTAGAAGTGTTCAGTATTTATGGGCAAGCAAATGCCTCATCTTCTGAGCTGTCCCGTATTCTTGTTCAATTTCCTATAAGCGATATAGTAACAGATAGAACAAATGGTTTAATACCTGCTTCTGGTTCTGTTTCTTGGTTCCTTAAGCTTTATAATGCCAAACATGGTCAAACTCTTCCAAAAGATTATACCATGACTATTTCAGCCGTTTCTTCTTCTTGGAATGAAGGATACGGCTTAGATATGGAAGAGTATAGTGATATAGGATATGCCAACTGGAATACTGCTTCATCATCCTCTTCTGGCACCTCTAGTTGGGCTTCTGCTGGTGGCGATTATCATACCTCTCCTACTGCTTCGTATTTCTTCTCAAATGGCACAGAAGACCTTATAGTAGACGTAAGCCCTATAGTAGAACAGTGGATAGCTGGCAGTAAATCAAACTATGGATTTGGTATAAAACTTTCATCAAGTCACGAACAAGCTGCACAATCATTTTATACTAAAAAGTTCTTTGCTAGAGGAACAGAATTTTTCTTTAAGAAGCCAACTCTAGAAGCTCGTTGGAATTCTGTTCGTCGCGATAATAGAGGTTATTTCTTTGCTTCTAGTTCATTAGCTTCAGCAGCAGATAATCTAAATACAATTTACCTTTATAATGTAGTGAGAGGACAACTTAAAAACATTCCAGCAGTAGGAACAGGTAATATCTATGTTAAAGTATATACCGATTCTTCTGGAAGCACTACAATTACATCAACACCAAATAATCCTGTAACTGGTGGTTGGGTATCAACAGGAGTTTATTCAGCTTCATTTGCTCTAAACACAACAGCAAGTGAAGTTTTTGATAGATGGTTCGACTCTACCTTAACAACTTGTTTCCACACAGGAGCAATAGATGTTTATGATTTAAATTCACAAGACTACAATCCAACAAATAGATATGTTGTTTCTTGCACAAATCTTAAGTCAATTTATTATCCAGAAGAACAAGCAAGGTTTCGTTTCTTTACTCGCAAAAAAGATTGGTCACCCACTATTTATACTGTAGCAACAAGCTTCATACCATCGGAGATAATAGAAAGCGCATCATACAAATTAGTAAGAGTATCAGACAACCTAGAAGTTATACCATACGGAACAGGTTCTCTATTATACACAGGTCTTTCTTATGATGTTTCTGGAAGTTATTTCGACTTAGATATGAATTTATTAGAGACAGATTACTCTTACCAGATTAAATTAAGTTTTTATGATGGTGCAACAAATAGTTGGAAAGAACAGCCAGAAACCTTCAAATTTAGAGTAGAAAAGAATGAGCCTTAAAGACCTATTTCAAGTCAAAAAAGTATTACCACCAGTTTCAAACGAACAAATTGCTGAGGAAGTAGAATCAGTTGAATTAATTGATTCTTATTCTAAGGATAAAGAAAGAATTGAATTTGCTGTTGATTATTCAGCACCTTCTAATTTTGCTGTATTTGGATCCGCCGAGAAATATTATAACGATTCTATTGAGAGAATATATTCTCAATATCCTTATGATGGTTCTAAAAAAGAAAAATTAGATTGGTATAATTCATCTTCTTTATTAGATATATGGTTTTATGAAAACGCTTATCCAAAAACAACTGGTTACGCTATATTTTCTCCTTCTGGTTGGTCCTCAAGAATAGGGTCACAAGTATCTGGTTACGGAGAGCCAACTACAAAAGAATATATAATAATTAAAGGTGGTCCAAATACTAATTCTGGTGCCACGCTTAAATCAAAATTTTTAGATAGTTCTAATCAAGATCCAAAATCAAATGTTTATGATGTTTCTAACAATAGAAATAATAATTTACAATATAATTTAAATAATGGTTTAACATTAGAATTCTGACTTAATAAAACATCTTTTGTCACATCTAGTACAGAAAAAGAAGTAATTTTTGATCTATGGAACGGAGAATTATCTTCTAGTTCTGGTTATGGTCGCTTGACTCTTGAAATTTCTGGAACTACTGGTTCTCCATTTTACTTAACTGCTCAATCTGGTACTGCTGGTTTCTTTAGACAAAATGTTGGTTCTACACCAACAACTTCTTCTATTGTTTCTGGATGGAACCACTATGCTGTGTCACTAGTAAATTCATCTAGCGCAGTACAAGCTAAATTCTATATAAATGGCAACCTTGATTCAACCCAAAATCTTGGCTCTTCTATTAATGATATAAATGGTTCTTTAATTGCTAATATTGGTGCTTTGAGAACTGCTCCATCTGGAACTAGTGGTGTCTCACTTGGTTGGGGTAAACTTTCTGGTTCTATTGATGATTTTAGATTCTGGAAGACTCAAAGAAATTCAAGAGAAATAGGAAGAAATTGGTGGGGTTCTGTAGGTGGAGGAACTAATACAGACGATTCTAATACTGATTTAGGATTTTATTATAAATTTAACGAAGGTATAACAACAACTTCTTCTATTGATTCAATTGTATTGGATTACTCTGGTCGTGTTTCAAATGGTACTTGGGTTGGTTATTCAACAGATTCTAGAAATACTGGATCTGCCTTAACAAACGAAGAACAAGATCCAATTATATATTCTACACACCCAGAAGTAGTAACAGTATCAGAAGAATATCAAGTAATAGGTCAAGATTACGATAGAACCAATCCAAACGCTATGTATTACTCTTTCCCAGATTGGATAGTAGAGGAAGATGTAAATAGTGAACTCCTTAACCTAACTCAAATAGCATCATCATATTTAGATACATTATACTTACAAATTAAGTATTTTACTTCAATAAAAGATAGATACAACAATATTCAAATTGATGAAAAACCATTTCCATTTTCAAAAACATTACTAGAATCAACTGGTTTGGTTGCTCCTAGTTTGTTTGTAGATGCAAAAATATTTGAAGAAGTTCTTTCACAAGATAATGAAAGAAAGTTTGAAGATAAATTAGATGAAATAAAAAATGTAATATATCAAAATATATACTCAAATCTAACCGATATATTAAAATCAAAAGGAACAGAAAAAGCATTTAGAAACATGCTTCACTGTTTTGGTGTTGATGAAAGTTTAGTTAATATAAACATATATTCAAATAATAACTTTTCAAAAGTACAAAACAATTTAGTAGATACTACATTAGCTAAGAAAGTAATTAATTTAAATGGCCCAGATACATTTAATGGTTCTGTTTATCAATATAAAATTTCAAGCAACCCTACTTCTTATTCTTATATAACTTCTTCTACTTCTTTACAATATATTCCTTTCACCGCTGAAGCGGAGGTTGTATTTCCAAAGAAACTAGTTTCATCGCAACCAAATTATTTCAATACTTTATTTCTTGAAACTTCTATCTTTGGAGCGCATACACCAGTTGCTGATCCAGATAGTTTAGCATGGAATTCTAACGATAAATTTAATTTTCAAGTATATGCTATAAGAAATAGTATAGAAAGTAATGATGTTAAATTTGTTTTATCATCGTCTAATTCAGCTATTCCTTTATTAACTTCATCTTTATACACAGATGTTTATAATAATGAAAAATGGAATTTTGCTGTAAGTTTATATCCAAACAAATTAGACAATTTAAGTAATGTTTCTGGAACAACAAACACCACTTATACAATAGAATTGTATGGTGTTAATAGCGATGGTGGAGTAATAAAGAATGAATTCTTATTAACTTCATCGTTATCTAATATAAATGGTGTAGATATTGCTAAACAATCTAGAAGATTTTATCTAGGTGCAGAACATTTAAACTTTACAAGTTCGGTAATCAGACAAACAGATTTAAAATTATCTTCACTACGTTACTGGTCTACTTATCTATCAAACGAAGAAATTAAAAACCATTCATTTAATCCAAACAATTACGGTATTGAATCTGTATATGAAAACGCTTATTTAAATAAAATAAACAATATTAATGTATCTAAAATAGATACATTAATGATTGATTGGTCATTTTCTACCGTAACTGGCTCAGACTCTGGCGTACTAGTTGGTTCAAATGATGGAAAATTTACAATCAACAATTACTTGTCTGGTAATCTAAACTACTCTAAGTATAATTCAGATTTTAATAACTTAAAGAAATATGAATATACTGGTAGAGGCGACTTCTTACCACAAAATAATAATGAATTTGTAAATACTCAATATAATTATTCATCAAAGCTTACTGATTTTGAAAATCTAAATGCTTCAAACTTAATAAATATTTTAGGTTCGGAAGACCAAAACATTTTTACTAAACAAACAAGACCTATAAATTATTACTATAGCTTTGAAAAGAGTATGTATAGAACTATAAGCGAAGAAATGCTTAATATGTTTAATACAATACTTGACTTTAATAATTTAGTAGGTGACCCAGTTAATAAATATCGTAAAGAATACAAATCATTAGGTAAATTAAGACAACTTTTCTTTGAAAGAGTAAAGAATGAACCAGATCTAGATAAATATTTAGATTTCTATAAATGGATTGATTCTGCTGTTGGTAAATTATTGTTTCAATTAACTCCAGCTTCAGCAGATACTAGCGAAGGTTTGTTGAATGTAATTGAAAGTCATGCACTAGAAAGAAACAAACATCAATATAAATTTCCAACTATGGAATTTAAAGTTCCTATAATTGAAGCTGGTGCTGTCTCTATAAACAAACATTTGTATAATTGGAGAGTTGGTTATCGTCCTTTATCAAATAGAGAAGATGATAATTGTTTTTATTGGAACGAAAGAGCAGAACGTGATGTAGCCCCACTATCTTCTTCAAATAGTGATGTAAACAACTCAAGAAAACAAATATTGAATGTTAGTTTACAAGCTCTTAATCGTTCTTTCACTACTCCATATCGTTTTAAGCTTGATGAAAGTAAAGCAATTCAAGGTGGCGTAAATTTTGATAATAATAAGAACCTTGAATTTGCTACTGTTGCTCTTGCTCCTCATGGTCCTATAGATTCAGACAGCATAATTAATGTTCCAGCTAACTACCTATTTGCTGGTATTCCAAGAACTTCATCCTTGCTCCAAGACTGTAATGATGTTTTAGATCCAAACAAAAAAGTCAAATATCATTTCACAACTGTTCATGGTAGAGATTATCTTTCATCTTCATTAAGTTATGGAGAGGTATTAAGTTCTAAAATTGCTTTACCAGCTAATTTTATAAGTGGAACAGTAAATACTGGCTATCAATCACAAGTATCT